GGCCCGACCGGCCCGACCGGCGCTGACTCCAGCGTCCCTGGCCCGACTGGGCCGATCGGCCCCACCGGCCCCACCGGGGCGGATTCATTCGTCCCTGGCCCGACCGGCCCCACGGGCAGCATCGGCTTGACTGGCCCCACCGGCCCCACCGGCGCACAAGGCATCCAAGGCGTTGTTGGCCCGACTGGCCCGACCGGCCCCACCGGCGCCGACTCGTTCGTCCCTGGTCCCACTGGCCCGACCGGCCCGACGGGGGCCACGGGCGCGGCTTCCACCGTTGCGGGGCCGACCGGCCCGACAGGCTCCACAGGCAACACCGGCCCCACCGGCCCGACGGGCGCTGACAGCACCGTTGTCGGCCCCACCGGCCCGACCGGCCCCACGGGTTCGACGGGCGCCGTGGGCCCCACCGGCCCGACCGGCCCCGGGACTGTTGTCGGCCCCGCTTCGGCCACGGACAACGCGCTCGCTCGGTGGGACGGCACCACGGGGCAGCTCCTGCAAAACGGCGTGGTGACCGAAGACGATGTTGGCCGCCTGTTGAACATCTTGGCCCAGCAATTCGGCGACGGCACGGCGGAAACTGTTGCCGCGGGCAAGCTCTGGTACAACGGCACCACCGGCTCGTGGAACGCCGGCATGGGCGGCGGCAACATCACCCAACAGATCGGTGAAGAGCTGTTCGTGTATGGCAAGGCGTCCGCCACCATCACCGACTCGCCCCTGCGGATTGTCTACAAGACCGGCACGGTGGGCGGCTCTAATGTGATAACGTTCGGCCCAACGGTCGCCGGCATCACGGACGGCGACCTGATCCTCGGCGTCGCCACGGAAAGCTTGGCGCTCAACGCGTTCGGGCGGATCACGGCCTTCGGCATCGTGAACGGGATCACGACTGACGGCGTGGCCTACGGCGAGACTTGGGCCGACGGCGACGTGATCTGGTACAACCCCGTCACCGGCAATCCGACCAAGAACAAGCCTTCCGCCCCGAACATCAAGGTCTCCGTCGGCACCATCATCAAGGCTGGCCCGGGCGGCTCTGGCTCGATCCAGGTCGAGGTGAACCATGGCTCGGTGCTGGGCGGCACCGACTCCAACGTGCAGCTCTCCTCGGTGGCCAACGCCAACTTGCTGCAGTACGACGCGACGGCTGGCTACTGGAAGAACGTCGCGCCCAGCGCAGTCACCGGCGTCGGCTCCCTGGCCAACGCGCTGACGCTGGGCAGCTACCTCACCGGCACAAGCTACAACGGTTCTTCAGCCGTCACGGCCGATGTGGACGCCACCAGCGCCAACACGGCTGGCAAGGTCGTCGCTCGAGACGCCTCAGGCAACTTCAGCGCCGGAACGATCACGGCCGCGCTCTCTGGCAACGCGACTTCGGCCACCAACCTCGCCGGCGGCGTGGCGAGCCAGATTCCGTATCAGACCGGCGCCAACACCACCAGTTTCATCGCCAATGGCACGGCCGGGCAGGTGTTGACTTCCAACGGCGCCAGCGCGCCAACCTGGGGCGCCGTCAACGGGGGAGCATTCTAACATGGCGCTCAAAATCGCTGTCTACGCCATCAGCAAGAACGAGGAGCAGTTTGTTCGCCGCTTTTGCGACTCGGCCGCGGCCGCAGACCTGATCCTCATCGCCGACACAGGCTCCACGGACAAGACCGTGGAGGTCGCGCTGGAGTGCGGCGCAAAAGTGCACGACATCTGCGTGAAGCCTTGGCGGTTCGACAAGGCGCGCGACGCCGCGCTGGCGCTGATCCCGGGCGACTTCGACGTTTGCATCTCGCTTGACCTTGACGAGGTGTTGGAGCCGGGGTGGCGCGAGGAAATCGAGCGCGTTTGGGCCGCCGACACGACCCGGCTGCGCTACAAGTTCGACTGGGGCTGCGGCATCTCGTTCTTCTACGAGAAGATTCATCACCGCCACGGCTACCACTGGCACCACCCCGTGCACGAATATCCGCGCGCGGACAGCCGCATCACCGAGGTGTATGCGCACACCGACACGTTGCTGGTGAGCCACCACCCCGACCCGACCAAGTCGCGCGGCCAATACATGCCGCTGCTCGAGCTGGCTGTCAAGGAAGATCCGCACTGCCCCCGCAACGCTTTCTACCACGCTCGGGAGCTGACGTTCTATTGCCGCTGGGTGGAAGCTGTCGCGGCGCTGGAGCGGTACTTGGCAATGCCGGAGGCCACTTGGGCCAACGAGCGGTGCTACGCGCTGCGGCTGCTGGGCAAGGCGCACGACGAGCTCGGCCGCCCCGAGGAGGCGCTCAAGCATTACCGCTTGGCCGTCGCAGAAGCTCCGGGCACGCGTGAGCCCTGGGTGGACTTGTCGATGGCGTGCTACAGGCGCTCCATGTGGGCCGAGAGCTATTCCGCTGCCAAGTCTGCGCTGGAGATCAAGAACAAGGCGCTCGTCTACACCATGGACCCCGAAGTCTGGGGCGAAAAGCCCTGGGACCTGGCGAGCGTGGCGGCTTGGAACTTGGGCCTCAAGGACGAGGCGCGCGCATTGTGCGCTGAGGCGCTCAAGTTCAACCCCGCCGACCAGCGGCTCATCAAGAACATGGAGCTCATGGCGCTCCAGGAGGAGGAACGAGATGCGAGCGCCGCTTGAACAATCACGAGGGGTCTCCGACCCCCTGAACAAAATCCCGAGGTAACAAAACCATGGCACAAACCGGATTCACCCCAATCCAGCTGTACAAGTCCGCGACGGCCTCGGCCGCGCCGGTGGCAGCCAACTTGCTGGACGGCGAACTGGCCATCAACACCAACGACGGCCGCCTGTTTTACAAGGACTCCAGCGGCGTCGTGCAGACGATCGCTTGGAAGACCACTCCGGTCAGCGCCGGCGGCAGCGGAGCCACGTCTCAGACGGCTTATGCCGTTCTTTGCGGTGGCACGACCCCGACGGGCGCGTTCCAGTCTGTCGCGAGCGTCGGAACTGCCGGTCAGGTTCTAACTTCTAACGGCCCGGGGGCGCTTCCTTCGTTCCAGTCTGTTAGCGGCGGCGTCACGAGCTTCAACACCCGAACCGGCGCGGTCACCCTGAGCAGCTCGGACGTCACGACTGCGCTTGGCTTTACGCCCTACAACAGCACGAACCCGTCTGGGTACATCACCAGCGCGGGCCGCGCCTATCCGCGCCGCAGCGACGGCGGCGACCTCAACTTCTTCTGGTCGGGTCAAAGCGGCCAGCCCTCGTGGCTCTGGGGCGGCAACGACGGCAACAACATGTACGTCTACAACCCTTCCAACTTTTCGGTGAACTACGCCAACAGCGCGGGCAGCGCAAGTAGCGTCAGCACCGCCGCCGTCTTGAACGGAACGGCTGGGGCAAGCGCCGGAGCTGTGGGGACGTATGCGTTTTTGGGCGACACAACCGCTAGGGATCTAGACGCCGGCAACACGTTAGCGGGTTCGGGGCTTCGGTACACGAACGGCGACGGCCTCTACGGAGGGGGTGGTTTGCCCGGAACGTGGAGGCTTATGGGCAAGCTGCGCAGCGACTGGAGTACGGCTGGCGGCAGCACGCTCTGGCTGCGGATTTCTTAAGGACTACTTCTATGCAGATAACGCTCGCTTCTGTCGCAAATCCTGTCTGGGCAAACCCCGAGCAGACCCGCATCGACTGCCAGATCACCGTCGAGCAGTACCCGGGCGAGGTTCTCCCGTTTACCGCGGACCCCAATGATGTCGCCGAGCATGGCCGTCAGATTTACGCCGATTGTGTGGCTGGCGTTTATGGGCCTGTGGGCGCGTACGTCGCTCCCGTGGCAACCGCAGATCAAAACAAAGCTGAAGCCGGGCGCCGCCTGAAAGCGACCGATTGGGTCAACGAGCCGGACGTGTACGACCCCGCACGCAATCCGCACCTGCTCAACCGCGACGCCTTCTTGGACTATCGTTCTTGGTGCCGCAACATCGCCGTGAACCCCGTGGCGGGGAATCTTGAGTGGCCGACCGAGCCTGTCGCCGTCTGGAGCCAAGCATGATCGGGGAGTTCGCGGCGGTTCTGTTCCTCGCGCGCGACCTGGCGCACCGGGCGCACTTGCGCACGCAAGGCCCCGGCTCCTTCGCCGCGCATGAGGCGCTGGGCGAGTTTTACCCGCGCGTGGTGGAGCTGGCCGACAACCTGGTGGAAGCGTACCAGGGCTGTTACTTGGAGCTCGTCCACATCCCGCTGATCGGGGACGACTTTCCGGGCGAGATTCTGAAGTCGATGAAGGACCAGCGCGATTGGTTGAAGGCCAACCGATACAAGGCCGTCAAGAAAGAAGAGACGCACCTGCACAACATCATCGACGAGATCATTCAGCTCTACGACTCCACCATTTTCAAGCTCAACTTCCTGGAGTGATCGGTCGTGGAAGGTCAGTCGTTTTTCAACGTAGCGGTCGCCTTGTCTGGGGCGCTGGGTGGGTGGGTTCTGAAAATGATCTGGGATGCCGTCTCTGAGCTGCGCAAGGACATGAAGGAGCTCAACCGCGAGGTCAATCAAGACTTTGTGCGGCGCGAGGACTTCAAGGAAGCGATCGTCGAGGTGAAAACCGACATGAAGGAAGGCTTCCGCGAAGTGAAGGACATGATCAGCCTCCTGTTCGACAAGGTCAACGAAAAGGCCAACCGATGATCGAGCTGTTCGGCGGCGGCGTTCTCGGCGGCGTGATTGGCGGCTTTTTCCGCCTCGCGCCCGAGGTGCTCAAATTCTTCGACAAGAAGAACGAGCGCCAACACGAGCTCGCCATGTTCGACAAGCAGTGCGACCTGGAGAAAGTCCGGGGCCAGCAAAAGCTCGCCGAAATTGGCGCGGCGCACGACGCAGCGGTGGACGTGGGCGTCATGGACGCGTTCAACGCGGCCATCAATCAGCAAGCCGAAATGGTCAAGGCCGCGGGCGGCTGGGCCGCCAAGCTCTCTGCCTCCGTGCGCCCGGTGGTGACCTATTGGGTGCTGGCCTTGTGGTCTGCCGCGCACGCGGTGTTCATGTGGAACGCCTGGGCCGCGGGAATGCCCGCCGCTGAGGCTTTCAAGACCATCATGACGCCGGACTTTTCCGCGCTCTTGTCCGGCACCATCAACTACTGGTTCCTCGACCGCACCTTGAAGCAGCGGGGCCTTTGATGAACCTCGAGCTGGCCGCCGAGCTTTGCCGCCGGTTCGAGGGGTTCCGCGCTGAGCCTTACATTTGCCCGGCCGGATACCCCACCCAAGGCTACGGGACAGTCAACCGACCCGACGGCCGCAAGGTCGCGATGGACGATCCGCCCATCACCCGCGCGACGGCCGAGCTTTGGCTCAAAACAGAGCTCCTCAACACGTATGCGCCGGGTGTTCGCAGGCAGTGTCCGGGGTTGTATGCGCTGGCGCTGTTGGAAAACGACTGGCGCACGTTTTGTGCGATCGTGGACTTCGCCTACAACTTGGGCGTCGGGCGGCTGCAAACAAGCACTTTGCGCCGCAAGCTGAATGCGCAAGACTGGCGCGGCGCGCGGGAACAGCTCATGCTGTGGGTGCGCGCGAGCGGCCGAGTGTTGCCCGGGCTCTTCAAGCGCCGCGCAGCCGAGTGCGCGTTGTTGCCCGCCGCGTGAGTGCTTCATTGCCATGAGAACACTTTGCCGGCATAATTCCACCGCGCAAGCGCTGTATCAGCGGCTTCATAAAATTTTGGGGTCGACATGTACACGATGACGTATGCGAGCTTGCTGCAGGACGTGCGGCGCTACTTGGAGCGGGGCTTCACCGCCGAGAGCGACCCGCTCGTCTATGAGCAGCTGCCGCGGCTGATCACGCTGGCCGAGCGCCGCATTGCTCGCGACCTGAAGATCCTGGGCTTTGTGCGCGCCGTGACCACCCCGCTACAAGCCGGCGTGGCGGCCTACCTGAAGCCCGACCGCTGGCGCGACACGATCTCGATGACCGTGGACGGGCAACCGATCTTCGCGCGCAGCTACGAGTACTGCCGCAACTATTGGCCCGACGAAGCCGCCACCGCGCCGCCCGAGTTCTACGCTGACTACGACTACCAGCATTGGCTCATCGCGCCGACCCCCGACGCAGACGCAACGCTGGAGGTGCTCTACTATGAGCAGCCGCAGTTCCTGGGCGACGACAATCAGGAAAACTGGCTGACCAAGTACGCGCCCGACGCGCTCACGTATGCCACGCTGTTGGAGGCGACCCCGTTCCTCAAGAACGACACCCGCATCGGCACGTGGCAAAGCATGTACGACCGCGCGGCGGCCGCCCTCGGCAACGAGGACATGAAGCGCGTGATGGACCGCGCAGCGGCCAGGAGTGAAAACTAACCATGACGACCTACACCGACGTTTTCGGGGGCGCGAATATCTACCCCAGCGAGATCAGCTATTCAGCGCTCGCGCTGACGGCGGACGTCACGCTGCACTGGCCCGAAGAGACCGGCACGAACGGCCCGTTCGCCACCCGGATCATTGACTTCGCGTCCTCGGTGGCGGGGCGCAGCGTCTACTTGCCCGCGGCGGACGAAACCGGCACCGGCCAAACCATCCTGTTCAACAACCTCTCCGCCAACACCGTGACGGTTCGCGACGCGGCTGGGGTGCAGGTGGTCACGATCGCTTCCGGCACGCTGTGGCAGGTGTACCTCTCCTCCAACGCGACCGCCGCGGGCACGTGGCGCGCGCTGCAGTATGGCGCGGCGGTGAGCAACGTGAACGCCAGCTCGCTCGCGGGCACGGGCATCGTCGCCGTCGGAACGCTGCTGAGCCAATCCGTGCCGGTGAGCGAGTTCAACTCTGACTACGCCGCTGGGCCGACCGACCGCGCCTACATGTTCAACTGGACCGGCGCGGCGGGCACGCTCACGTTGCCTTCGGCCCCGGCGGTGGGGAACAACTGGTTCATCTACCTCCGCAACAGCGGCTCCGGCGCGATCGTTGTGGACCCGTCCGGGTCGCCCACGATTGACGGCGCGGCGACCAAGAGCTTCCAACCCGGCGACAGCGCGATCATCGCCTCCGACGGCATCAACTTCTACACGATCGGCTTCGGCCAGCAGGCGGTCTTCGCGTTCGACTACACCGCCATCGACATCTCGGGCACGGGCGCTTACACCCTGGCGGGGGCGGAGCTGAACCGCATCGCCTACAACTTCACGGGCACCTTGACGGGCAACCGCCAAGTGATCGTGCCCGCCACGGTGCAACAATACTGGGTCAGCAATTCGACCACCGGGGCCTACACGCTCACGGTGAAAACCGCCGCGGGCACAGGGCAAACGATCAGCTCTGGCCAACGCGCGATTTTCTATTGTGACGGCACCAACGTCGTGGACGCCGACACGAGCACGATCAGCTTGCCGATCGCGGTGAACCAAGGCGGCACCGGCGCGATCACCGCTTCCGCCGCGCGGATCAACCTCGGCGCCACTGCGGTGGGCGACGCGCTCTTCACCGCAGCGAGCGCGGCGGCGGCTTATGCCGCGCTGGGCGTTGCGCCCGCGGGCGTGGTGGACGGCGGGGACTTCTGATGCCCACGACGATCCTCCGTTCTCAGCCGGGCATCAAGCGCGACGGCACCCTGTTCGAAGGCGATTTTTACGTCGACGGGCAGTGGGTGCGGTTCCAGCGCGGGCTGCCGCGGAAGATCGGCGGATATCGGGCGATCAGCAAGTACCTCACGGAGATCTCGCGCGGCTTCACGAGCTACACGCAACAGCGCGTCCAGTACTGCCACAGCGGCTCGGCCACAAAGCTCGAGCGGTTCACGATCGACTCCTCCGGAAACGCCTCCGTCATCACGGACAGGACGCCCGCCGCGCTGGTCGACAGCGACAAGAACCAGTGGATGTTTCAGTACATGTACGACCCCAGCGGCTCGACCAACGCGCTGATCGCGCATGTGTCGCCGAATCTGGAGTGCGTGTGCAACGATCAGGGCGGCCAGATTTTCATCGGTGACAATTTGGGCACGGCCCCGCTGACCCCCATCGCGCTGCCTGCGGGCGGCAATGCGACGGGCGGGATTGTCGCGCTGCACCCGTACTTGTTCTACTACGGCACCGACGGCATCATCGGCCACTCCGTCTCCGGCAATCCCACCGACATGACCGGGGTCGGCAGCAACATCTCGCGTCCTTGGGGCCAAAAGATAATCAAGGGGATGCCGCTGCGCGCCGGAGCCGGCTCGGCCCCGGCGGGGCTGTTCTGGGCGTACGACGCCGTGATCCGGGTCACGTTCACCGGCGGCGCGACTGCGTTCCAATACGACGTGATCGCCACGGAAACCTCGATCATGTCTTCGCAGTGCGTGATCGACTATGACGGCGTGTTCTTCTGGGTCGGGGTCGACCGGTTCATGATGTTCAACGGCGTTGTGCGCGAGGTGCCCAACCAGATGAACCTCAACTGGTTCTTCGACAACCTCAACGCCCACCAGCGCTCCAAGGTGTTCGGCTTCAAGGTGCCGCGGTACGGCGAGATCTGGTGGTGCTACCCGCGCGGCGACGCCACCGAGTGCACTCACGCGATCATCTACAACGTGCGCGAGAACACCTGGTACGACACCGCGCTCCCCCTCGACGGACGCGCCAGCGGCGAGTTCAACAACGGGTTCGCCGCGCCGATCCTCACCGATTGCATCCCCAGCGCCAGCGGCTACCGCGTGTGGATTCACGAGCGCGGCACCGACGCGATCGAAGGGCAAAACGCCTACCCGGTGCAAAGCTACTTTGAAACTGCCGACCTCAGCGCCTTGGTCCAGGGGCAAAACTCCGCGCTGCGGCTCACCACGATCGAGCCGGACTTTGTGCAAAGTGGCCCGATGAGCGTGCGGGTGGCCGGCCGCGCCAACGCGCGCGCCAAGGAGATCGTCTCCCGAGCCTACGAATTCCCGGAAACGCCCGCCGCGCCGCACGAGGAGATCGTGGTGCTCAAGGAGCAACGCCGCGAGCTGCGCGTCCGATTCGAGAGCAACGCGATCGGGGGCGACTACCAGATGGGCCAGATCATCGGGCACCTCGAACCCGGCGACAGCACCATGCTCGGAGCGGTTGGTTCATGACGACCATCACTCGCCCGCAATACATGCAGCTGCGCGACTGGGCAGATTGCGTGGTGCAAGACCTGGGCGCATACGGCTCGTTCGGCAAGCTCACGGACGAGGCCGCCTGGCAAGGGTGGGCGATGCAATTCTTCAACAACACCACGCTGGGGCGCAACTTCCCTGACCCCTCGTGGTTCGACGATTGGCGCGAGTGGGCCGAGCGGTTCTCGCAAGGTCTTTCTTGAGCGGAGCAAAACAATGGACAAGCAACAGGTCATCCAACTCGCGCAACAAGACCCGAACATCATGCGCGCCGTGGACGAGATCCAATCGCGCATCGGCGCGATGCCCATCACCCCGGAAGGCATTGATGAGCTGATCCGGCTGCTCGAGTTCTCGCTGGACAAGCCCGCGGCGTGGCCCGAGGTGCGCCGCGCGGCAGTCGCGGACGGGATGGTCGACGAAGGCGACCTGCCCGAGCAGTTCGACCCGACGTTCATCCTCTCGATGCTGGTGGTGATGTATGAGCTGCGCCAGCGCTCGGTCGGGCAACAGCCTGCGTTCGCCCGAGGCGGCCTGGCCGCGGCGGCGCAACACCTGGCCGCGCAAGGGCGCGGCGGCGACACCGAGCTCGCCCACATCAACCCGCGCGAAGCCGCCATGCTCCGCGCCATGGGCGGCTCCGGCCGCATCAACCCCCGCACCGGGCTGCGCGAGTACGGCTTCCTGAGTGATCTGTTCAAGGTCGCGGCGCCGATCGTGCTTTCGGTCGTCGCGCCCGGCATCGGCACCGCCATCGGCACGGCGCTGGGCGCGAGCGGCACTGCCGCGGCGATGCTCGGGCAGGCGGCCATCGGCGGCATCACCTCCGCCCTGACTGGGGGCGACCCGGTGAAGGGTGCCCTGATGGGCGGAATCAGCGGTGGGCTGGGCACCACGCTCGGCGCGGGCGTGAGCGACGCCCTCGGGCTGGGCCTCGGTGCCACGGGACAGTCGATCCTGGGCGGGGGCCTGACCGGGGCGCTTTCGAGCGCCCTGACTGGCGGCAACCCACTCAAGGGTGCGCTCGCGGGCGCCGCAGGCAGCGCCTTTGGCGCGGGGATGGGCGAATATGGCGGCCCGGGCGCCGAAGCCGTTCGTTCCGGCGGCCAGACCTTTGGCAACATGCTCGCGGCGGGCTATTCGCCCAAGGAAGCCATCATGGGCGGCGGCCTGACGGGCCTCGTCACCGGCATGGGCGTCGGGCAATCCGTGGGCGCGAGCCGCCCGACGGGCGCCGGCATGAAGCCTTCCGACGCCGTGCTCGAGGGGCTGCGCACCGGAGCGGGGTCGGAGTTCGGCGCGGCGGATTATCCGCTCACCCCCGGCACCACAACCAGTGGCGCGCCGGGCTTGACGGCCGCGGGGCCGGGGCTGCAGCTCAACGCGCCGAGCGCGCCGCTGGCCGCTGCGCCACAAGCGGCCACGCCCGCAGCCAACACCGGAATCGCTGGCGCGCTGGGCAAGCTCAACGCCGGGCAGATGCTTTCGATCGCCGGCGCCCTGAGCTCGCTGGTGAACGCTCCTCCGCAGGCGCAGCGCGCGGTGGCTGGCATGTCGCCCGCGCAGCAAGAATACTTCAACCGCCCCTCGCAACAGTTCGACTGGGCTCGGCTGCAGCGCGACGCATCCGCGGCAGGCATGGACTTGGGGCGGTTCATGTCGCAAAATTGGAACACAATTTCGGCGGGCGCGTACAGCACCCCGGTGCCCAGAATGGCGCAAGGCGGCGCGCTCGCGGCGGCGGCGGGCGCCTTGATGAGCGGGGGCGGCTCCGGCCGGGATGACACCATCGATGCAAAACTGTCGGACGGGGAATACGTGATGGACGCGGAAACTGTTGCGCTGCTCGGCGACGGCTCTAGCAAAGAAGGCGCCCGCCGCCTGGACCAGATGCGCGCCAAGGTCCGCCAACACAAAGGCAAAACGCTCGCCCGCGGCCAGTTCAGCCCTGACGCCAAGAGCCCGCTCGCATACCTGAAGGGGATGAAATAACATGGCCAGTCTTTTCCAAGGCACGCCGCAAACGGCAACCAGCTACACCACCAGCTCCACCGAGACCCCCAAGTGGATGCAGGACGCGATCTACAACCAGATCCAGCTGGCCACGGGAGTGGCGAACACGCCTTATCAGGCGTACTCGTTGCCGCGCGTCGCGGAGCTCTCGCCGCTGCAGCAACAAGCCTACCGACAAGTGCAAGCCAATCAGGGCTTGTACGAGCCCGCCATGAGCGCGGCGACCACCGGCGTCCAAGAACTGAGCAATTCGCCTGCGGGGATGGCTGCTGCGCAACCTTACATGACCGCCGCAGCGCGCTCGGCGGCTGAAACCGTCGGCTCGTACATGAACCCCTACACCGACGCCGTCACCAACCGCATCGCACAGCTGGGCGCGCGCAACCTGTCGGAGAACCTGCTGCCCGCGGTGAGCGACCAATTCATTCGCGCCGGGCAGTTCGGGTCGGGCCGCATGGGCGAGTTCGGCGCACGCGCGCTGCGGGACACGCAAGAGTCTGTCCTCGGCCAGCAGGCGCAAGCGCTGCAACAAGGCTACGGGCAGGCGCTCGGCGCGGCTCAAACCGACCTGGCCCGCCAAGGGCAGCTCGGCTCCACGGCGGGCTCCTTGGCTGGGGCGGATGTGTCCCGTCAGCTGGGCGCGCTGCAACAGCTCGCCAACTTGCAGCTGCAAGGCCAACAGCTCCGCACCGCAGACGTTGCGGCGCTGGAGTCTGCCGGCACCGCTCAGCAGCGCCAGGCGCAAGCCCAGCTCGACGCGGCGGCGCAACAATACCAGGAAGAGCTGCTCTACCCCAAGCAGCAGCTCGACTGGCTCAACACCCAAATCCGCGGCATGGCACCGATCACGCCGACGACCACCACCGCCTCTGGCACGACGACCGGGGCGACGTATTCGCCCTCGCCGCTGAGCCAGTTGGCGGCGGGGCTTTACACCTACAAAGGGCTCACCAGCTGAGGAAACGCCGCCATGGGTTACGAACTGAACCGATTGATGCAGGGCTACGGCGTGAGCATGCCCGCGCTGGGGTATGCGGGCGTGGCCGCGCCCGGCGCAGCGCCCGTCGCGCCTGTGAATCCTACCCCGACGCAAGCGGCGGAATACGCCGCCGCGCTGGAGGCCTACAACGCCAAGCGCGCAGCCTACGACGCCGACCGCGCCGCGTTCGACGCTTACAAGCAAGACTACCTCAGCCGAATCAACCCCGCGGCCATCTATGATCAGCCGCAGTTCAACACCGGGCCGGTCGCCGCTCGCGCCGCAGTCGCGGGTGCGCCGACCGCGACGGGCGTCGCTGAGCCCGCGGCCCCGACGCCTGTCGCGCCGACGGCCGCCGCCGCGCGG